CGGAACTGCTCTCTGTTTCAGAGAATGCGAACAACAAGTTGTTGCATTATGCGCGTATGGCTGTGGTGGCAGAAGCGATGCTTCATGCCGTGCCACAGTTGGATTTGGTGCTTACACCCAATGGCTTTGGTGTTGTATCAAACACCAATATAGCCCCTGCCAGCAAGGAGCGCGTGGAACGCTTGCTCCTGTCGTTGGAGAAAATGCGTGATGACACGCTTTCTATCTTGCTTCCCTTGTTGGCAAATACGGAAGTATGGGCGACAAGCGACCCATGCCAATACTTTGAGCAAACGCTTTACCCGTGGTTGGATCTGCCTCGGAAACTCGGCAGCACCGACCACTCTTGGCAGTGTTATCAGGAATTGCATTCTAAACTCATCGCCATCGAGGAACGACTGGCGCATGATTTCTTTTCTTGTGAACTACTGAATGTATTGCGCAAGGCGAACTTGCACAATGATTGGGAGAATACGGCTTCGGCACCGCACTATAGGAGTGCATGGCAACATATCTTTGCCATCGTGCTTTTCATGCTGCGCGAAGAAGAGGCAAACCCTCCCTTTGCGTCGTGCATTGAGGTCGTGAACTCCCTCCGCAACGCTCCTGATGCGGTCTTCCATGAATGGAAGAATTCGGAGGTGGCGAAGCTTTTTGAGAATCATGGCTACAAAAATCTTAAAAAAAGTGGAGGATTTTGGTTCTAATCAAAAAAGAAGTTATATATTTGCATCGTTTCTAGGAGTTTCGTCTATAAATTTTTACTCATCATCATCTTATAGGCTAAAATTCCGCAAGCTTGTAATATCGCTGTCCGTGAAGGATCGCGATATTTTTTTTGCTTTTTTATAACGTGTTTTAAAATAATTCTATATATTTGCATTGGTATTGGTTTAGGGTTAAACATTCTGGGTTATTGATTGTTTAATGGTAAATCAAGGGTTAATATCGCTGTCCGTGAAGGATCGCGATATTTTTTTGTGCCTTCTTGTCTTTTTTCACCCTACTTCGCTTCCCTATCTTCGCACTATGGAAGCATTTTCTATCTCTTTACCGAATTCGTGGGAAGTGCTCGATGACGAGCAACTTCTGTTTTTCTTCCGACAAGTCGCACGCGATTTGCCGATGAATGAGGTGTTAGCCCTTTGCGTCTGCAAATGGGCTGAATTGGTTGTGCTCTGTCGAACGGACAAACGGACTTTTCTCGTGAAGCAAAAAGGTACCAAAAAACAGATTGTGCTTGCCGATTGGCAAATTACCTTTGCTGCGCGACAACTCGCATTCTTGGAGTGCTTTGCTCCCATGCCTGTGCGCATTGCTGTCATTGGCGGTGCATCGGCAGTCGCTGCCGATTTGCAAGCCGTCCCCTTTGAGGATTATCTCGCTTGCGAGAACTATTACCAGGGTTTTCTGCACACGCAAAGCATGGAATGCCTTGCGGAGATGGCGCATTTGCTTTATCCGAAACTTTCGGATAAGGCTTGTTTGGAGAATGCAGAACTGCTTTCTGTTTTTTATTGGTTCGCTTCTGTCAAAGCGAACTTTACCCGTTTGTTCCCTCATTTCTTCACTAACATACCCCAAGAGAAAAGCAATCTCTTGGGGAGTGCGGATTTGGGTGTCGGAGAGGAACTCCGACAAGCGATGAACGCACAAATCCGTGCGCTCACGGGTGGGGATATTACGAAGGAAGCTGCCATTCTGCAAATGGACTGCTGGCGTGCTTTGACGGAATTGGATGCCAAGGCGCGAGAGGCAGAGGAGATGCGCAACCAACTAAAGTAACTTTATAACCTCATAACCTAAGAACTTAAAACCTATTTATAACCTATGAACTTAAAACTTAATTCTTGGAATGCTACGAACTTCTTCCGCGATCTCACGGCTCGCAACAAGTTTGCCACCGCTCACGGCTTTGCTTTTGCCCGTGTGTCGGGCTTGGAAGGCTTTGAAGAGGCTCTGCAAAATATGCAGAGCACTACAGCTCTTGTCTGTGTAAGCGACATGAGCCAGGGCTATATCGCTCTCGCCAACACACCACGCACAAGGCGCGTGAAAACGATCTTCCTTGCCATGCGCCATGCCATTGATGACATGGAGGCGAGGCTTTCCTGCATGGAAACGCTCAGAGAGGTGTTCCGCCAATTCATGAGCAAGCTCATTTTGGAACGGACGCGATTGGAGCAATCGTGTATTTATCTTGATGAACGCATTACGTTCAATGAGATGAACGAGTATTTCTTTTCGGGCTGCGCTTGTGCCTATTTTCAAATTGCGGTGGACACTTTCACCGATTTAAGATGGAATGCGGATGAATGGAACAATGAATGATGCGGAGCAACGGGCTTTTTCTGAGCGCGAGAAGTTTGTTTCTGCGTTTAACGAAACGATGCTGAAGATTTGGAAGGAGCAAATGACTTTGCTCGATGTAATTGACACGGGGGCTTTGCTCGCTTCGCCGAAGTCGCTACCGATCCGTGCGGATGGGCAGTTTATTGAATTGGGTCTGAGTCAGTCTTTTTTGGAGTACGGACTTTGGCAGAACTTTGGTACGGGTAAGGAGACACCGCGAGGGAACAAGGGGGATATGGGACGCAAAAAGGTGCGACAAAAGAAACCGTGGTTTTCGCGGAAGTATTATGCTTCGGTTATGAATCTACGCGACTTCCTTGCGGACAACATGGCAAAGGAGTTCGTGGGGGTCGTGGCGCAATCTCTGGATGATAAATATCTTAGATACAATCATTAGCTTATGGATATATCTCTTATTTCTAAACAAATCTCGGCTTTCCGAACGCTGAGCACGGAGGCGGCTATCTCGCCTGAGGTGCTGGGCGTGGTGCTGCAAGCCTTGGCGGATTTAATCGCAAAGGCGGCTCCTGTTACGGATTTAAGTAAACTCTTTAAGGTGACGCAGTTCCAAAAGGGATTGCTTGCTACATTTGATTCTTCGGAGGAACTGAATTCGTTTCTGAATGGATTGGTTTACAATAGCCTAGAAAGTGGACGCTATGTGGTTTTGCTCGGTGGGGTGCCTGTTTATATTACTTTTGCCTTGCTGCATCAAGCTACGAAAAAGGCTGCGCTCTGGGTGGAGGGGAGTCTGATGGTCACGGATGATAAGGTTTCGTCGAACAGTGGCACGGGGGTGACGATTGCGTATCGCTATTATAGTAATGAGGCATGGAGCAACTGGCTGACTATCTGCAACGAGGTGAAGGCTACGCTGCAATCGCACTCGGAAACGCTCCAATCGCAGGCGCAAACGCTCTCGAAACAGGAGAAACTGCTGGATTCGTTGAACACGAAGGCGAACTTGATTCCTACGAAACAGGCTTCGGCTACGGGGACGGACAAGAATTTTATCTTTTCGGCTAGTAACGTGGACCCGATGCGTACCGTACTTTGCTCGCGTATGTGGCTGCATAAGCATACGGATGGCAACCTTTTCTTGCGCGTAAAACATTGGGGGGCTGCAAATAGTACTACGGATGATAGAAATTATTCGCAGGTGCTACTGCAAATGGTGACGAATAATGAACCGGGTATCATGAATCCGTTTGTGTATGCGCGACTCATGAACAATACGCTTTCTGAAAGTGGCAGTACGCCTTCTGAGGTGCATGTGACTTATACGAACTTTGAGCAGTCTGGCACGAAAACTTTCATCATCTCTCAGGCTACACCGCTCAAAGCGGGTGTGATGACTGCGGAGCATTGCAGTGCCCTCGAAAGAAATTCTGCGGATATCAGTACAATCAACGCTACCTTGCAAAGTTTCTTTGACTCGATCACGGAACAGGCGGTGAGAATCGCGAAACTGGAAGCGGAGGTAAAGCAACTTAAAAACAACAATTAAAACTTAATCTCATGACAAAACCTAAGGTTAGTATTCAATTTTGGTCGGCTCTCGCCATGCTGGTCGGGGGCTATGCTCTCGCGGTCGCTGGCTTTATCGTGCCACCTAAGGGTGAAATCTCGGACTCTGTCCTATGGATTTTCTCGCAGTGTTTAATCTATGCAGGCTCTATCTTTGGAGTGAGCATTTACTATGGACGTAAGGTTTCTCAATTATCGTGCGAGATGAGGGAAGAGATGCAAGCTGCGCTTGCAAACTCTTCTGAGCCGAAGCCGACTGTCGCGACTTCGCAACAGGGCACGCAACAAAATTCTCAAAACACTCAAAATACTCATACTCATGCGACGCATCACTGAAATTATCATTCATTGCTCTGCCACACCTGAAGGAAAGGATTTCACGGTGGACGACATTCGTCGTTGGCACCTCGCTCGCAACTTTGCGGATATTGGCTATCACTATGTAATCTATCGCGACGGCAGCATCCACAAAGGACGTGCCGAGAATATCGCTGGAGCGCATTGCCTGGGGCATAACGCCAATAGTATGGGTATCTGCTACATCGGGGGTGTGGCCAAGGATGGCAAAACGCCTAAGGATACGCGAACGCCACAGCAGAAGCAGGCACTTCGTCAACTCGTGCAGCAGCTTCAATTTGTTTATCCCCATGCAACGGTGCATGGGCATAACGAGTATTCAAGCAAGGCTTGCCCTTCATTTAATGTGCAGAAAGACTTATGAAAGCCTGTTTCTTTCCCATAATCATGTGGCTGTGCCTTCTCACTTCGTGCAGAAGTACGCACAAATTCTGTAACTTGAACACGTTTGCCACGGACTCCGCTGTACAAGTGCAGCGGCATCAGTGGCAAACGTCACGCATGGATTCGGTATGGCAGCATACCGAACTTTTATTTGACAGCTGCATCGTGAGCTTCGGGGTTGGAGCAGAGACTCCAACTATCGAAGCTCCCCATGCGCTGCAGGATTCATCTTCCGCCAAGGCGCATAGGGTTTCACGGCAGAAGCCGCAAACAATTCGGATCTACGGCGCACACCTTTCGTCAAGCCGAAAGGAGAACGCCCGTAGCTGTACAGTGGTGGAAGACAGCCTCGCGAATGTTCGGCAGTATTCCTTACAACAAGTTCAGCGGAAGGAGTCCATGGCACGACCATGGACTTCTCCAATCAAGCTTGGCTTGACCTTGGTCTTTCTTGCAGCCCTGGCTGCCTTTTGGTGGTGCCATCGTCGTAGCTCCGATGCTTGATTGTGGCGAAGCAGAGACTTCACCCTATTTATCTCTTTAAAGCACAGAGTGCCTATTAGGGGCAACAAAGAATGTGTGTCGTGCTATGGCGGAAAGGCTTCCGTCAAAACACGACACACACACTTTTTATGCCTATCAGCGGTAGGGCTAAGTGTACAAGAGTACACACAGCCGATTTAATAATTAAGTAAGGGCTAAACATCTTTTCGTGCCTCAAAGAAGATTAGCCCTCGTACTGGCGGATAGGCTTCTCATGCTTCAAAGCCATTCCGTTCAAGCCCAATCCACCCTTTCATGCTTCAAGGGAGGTTGGACTTCTTTCATGGATGGATAGGCTTCGTGCCTCGCCAATCCGTTTTTACCGCACCAAGTGCGCTTGGTCTTGGGGGCGCAAAGAATGTGTCATGCTATGGCGGAATGCTTCCGCTAAAGCATGACACACACTTTTTTTGCCCCTTCAGCGGTAGGGCTAAGTGAGTAAGAATAGGCTTTTACCTATGGCGGACTGCTTCCGCTAAAGGTAAAAGCCTATTCTCGCTCACACAGCCGATTTTACCGCCCGATGGCGAGATGGGGCGCTTTTGGGGTGTGGTCGGGGGTGAGCGCGGATGCGGTCGCATTAGGGGGGCGAGGAACCCTCGACTTTTGGGGGTATAAGGAAACTTGGGGTGTCGTTTTGTTACTTTTGGGGACTTTGGGAGGCATTTTTGAGGGGTTAGGAACTGCAAAGTGTTATTTTCGGGTTTGGACGAGTTTGCGAAACTCGGAGGGCATTTTTTTGAGTATCGGAAACCTCGGTTTTTCGCGCATTGCGAAACTTGGGGAGTCTTCCTTGCGCTCGCTGAAACTCCCATCGCATTCCGAAACCCTTGGTTTAGCATTCGTTAACATATTCCGCTCGCGGTTGGGGGGTCTGACGAAAAGGGAGTGTAGGGCGGACGGGGGGTCTTCCGACGGAGGGGTTAAGGGGAAACCCCTTAACAAACCCCTAAAGCATTGATATTCAATGCTTTTATTTTTCTACCACTTAAATTTTTTCGGCTTTCATCAAAAATAGGCTTGATTTTTGAGCTTGAAACGCTTGATTTATCGTCTTTTGTGGGTGGCTCCCATAGCTGTATTTTCGCGCTATTATTCACTTTCTAATTGTTAAAATTATGTCGGATATTAACGCAAATGCTACGGTCACACTTACTGTGAACGGCAAACAGGCACAAAATATGCTCGAACAGTTGAAACGGCAAGCGAGCGACCTCGAAGATAAAATAACAAAGGCAGCAGCTGCGGGCGATAAAGTCCAGCTGAAGAAGTTCCAGCGTGAACTAAAGCAGACCCGCCGCCAGATTGGGCAGATTGAGAGTGCAACCCAAGGGGTGGAGAATGTCATGAAGAGACTTGATAAGGCTAGTCCGAAAGAGTTGAACAGGACGTTGAAGGAGTTGAAACGCTCACTAAACGGCATCGAACGCGGTACGGATGAATGGAACAAGCAGTGTGAGAGTATCAAGCGTGTGAAGGCTGAAATTGCTAATGTCAATGAGGAGCTAAGGGAGACCGAGAAGGAGAATGTGGGACTTGTGGACCGCATCAATGGCTTTGTGGACAAGTGGGGAAACATCATTGCAGGGGTGGCTGCGGTCGGCACGGGACTTGTCATGGCAGGACGCAAGGCGGTGAACGCCTTCGCTGAAATGGATGCGGAAATGGCGAATGTGCGCAAGTTTACGGGGTTGGCTGATGACGAGGTAAAGGAACTGAATGAGGATTTTAAGAAGATGGACACCCGTACTTCGCGTGAGGATTTGAACAAGCTCGCAGAGGAAGCTGGGCGACTCGGTAAATCTTCAAGAGAGGATGTCTTGGGATTTGTCAAAGCTGCTGACCAAATCAATGTGGCACTTGATGAACTCGGGGACGGGGCAACCCTTACTTTGTCGAAGTTGACAAATATCTTTGGTGATGAAGCTCGTTTGGGAACGGAGCGCAGTTTGTTAGCGGTTGGTTCTGTAATCAACGACCTCTCGCAAAATTGTACGGCTTCTGCTGGCTATCTCGCTGAGTTTGGCAAGCGCATGGCTGGTGTGGGGGCGCAAGCTGGTATGACCATTCCGCAAATCATGGCTTTTGCTGCGGTATTGGATAGCCAGGGACAAGCTTGCGAAATGTCGGCAACGGCTTTATCTCAGTTGATAATGAACCTTTTTAAGGAACCAAGCAAGATAGCCAAGGCAACGGGCATGGATTTGGACGAACTGAACAAGGCATTGAAACGCAGCACCAACGAGGGACTTTTGATGTTGTTGCAGCAACTAAAGAAACTCGGCAACATGGACGTTCTCGCTCCTGTTTTCAAAAACATGGGCGAGAATGGCGCACGTGCTTCACAGGTGCTCGCTACGTTAGCCGGTAACATCGAAATGGTGAAGTGGCAACAGGAACAAGCTACTCAATCGTTTGAAGATGCCACATCGGTGACGAATGAGTTTAATGTGCAGAACTCGACTGTCGAGGCGGAACTGGATAAGGCAAGAAAGCGCGTCACGGAGTTGGCTATCGAATTGGGCGAGAAACTTATGCCCGTCATGAAGCATGTGATTTCTACCACAACCCTCACACTGAAGGCTATGAGTACGACAATAGACTTCCTTGCAAGAAACAAGGAAGCTATTATCGTATTGACTTCAATGGTGGTAGCTTACACCATCGCAGTGAAAGCCAATGCAATAGCTCTTAAAGCACAAGCAGCATGGCATGCCGTGTGTAAGGGTACGGCTTTGGCGTATCATGCGGTTGTGAATACGTTGCAAGCTGGGCATATTGCTTTCAACCTTGTGCTTGCCAAATTGCAAGGTAATTGGGCGCGTCAATCCTCGCTCATGGTGGACTTGAAGCGAAAGGGTTTGTCTCTCGCTTCGGGTTGGGGTGTTTTGCTCGCTGCTGCTGTGGCGCTTGGCTATGGCATTTACAAGATGACTAAAAAGGTGAATGAAGCTGCCGAGGGTGAAAAGGCTTTGGCTGCTGTTCGCCTGAAAGGTCAGGAGGGAATTGTGGAGGAGAAAAACAAGATTGATGCACTGGTTAAGGTGGCACGTAATGAGAAACTTTCTTTGGACGATCGCCAAAAGGCGGTGCAAGCACTCAATAAAATAATACCCAATTATAATGCGCAGCTGGACGCGACCACGGGTAAGTACAAGGAGAACAAGGATGCTTTGGACGCTTATTTGCTTTCTCTTACGAAAAAGTATGAGATTGAGGGGGCGAAAGATTTGCTCAAAGAGATTGGCAAACAAAAGGCGAAACTTACAATGGAGATTCAGCAGTTGGACGAGGAAGCTGATGCGTATGATGCCAAACAAAAAAATATCGAATCGGCAAGCTCGAACACGATGTATAGCTATGGTACTGCTGGCGGAACAATGGCGAGTTACAGCGGTATTGCCAATGGTTCACAAGCTGCCATCAAACGAAGTAAAGCGAACAGCAAACGCAAGGAACTGCAAAAACTGAATGCGCGTCAGAAAGCTATTACAGACACTTATGGCGATGATCTCGGCAAACAAGCTGCCGAGGAAACCAATCATAAACCTGTCGTCACGAACACTGGTGGAGGTGGTGGCGGTGTGCCTGTAGTGGACGATGATAAGAAGAATAAGAAGTCGGACAAGTTCAAGGCGGAACAAGATTGGCAGAAGGAACAGAATGCGCTCAACAAGAAAGCCTACATGGAGGGGGAAAAGGACTATGAAGCTTATGTCTCTCGTATGGAGGAGATTGAGCAAGAATTTTATCAAAAAGTGCTTGCTAACAAGAAGATTACCGCAGAGGAAAAAGCCGAAGCGGAAGCGAACTTGGCGGAAGCAAAGAAAAAGCAGACTGACCGCAAAAACTCTCCCGATGATTGGAAAGCGAAAGAGGAAGCGCTCAACCGCATTGCGTATGCAAAGGGTGAGAAGGATTATGAGCAATATACCGCACGCATGGACGAGATCAACGTGCAGTATTGGAAAAAGAAGATGGAGCGTTCTGACGTTTCTGCTAAAGACCTCTTGGAGGCGCAAGCGCAATACCAGGAGGCTATGAAGAAGCAGGAGGAGAACGCTACAAATGCGAGTAGAGAGGCGGAAGATAAAGCGTATAATGCCCAACTCGCGGAGTTGAAGCAACGCTATATTGATGGTTTGTCTGATACCAAGACTTACGAAAATGCGGTGGAACTGCTTGAACTGGAACATCTTCGCAAAGTGGTGCAGCTTTACAAGAAAGGCACCAAGGAACGCTTGGAAGCTGAAAAGGAATATCAGAATAAGGTGTTTGCTAATCAACAGAAGATTATCCAACAACAGCAACAAGTAAAAAAGCAACTCAAAGAGGAGTACTTTGGGGCAAACGCGGATGAGCGTTTGACCCAATACGATAGTGCGATGGCTGCTTTGCAACAAGTTTACAACGCGGAGGTAAAAGCTGCTGGCAACAATGCAGCAGAGAAACTGCGCATTGAGGAAGCTTTCGAGAAGGCGAAGCTGGCTTTGCGTAAGAAATATGCCATTGATTCGATTGGTGTAACCAAGAACGGCATGGAGAAGGCGAATGATAAGTTGGCTAAATGGTTAGAAAGCGACGCTGGGCAAGCGGTAACACAATCGTTCTCCACTGTCATGAGTGGTATGGGTGAGATATTTAGTGGCGTTTCTTCTCTCGTCCAAGCGGAACTCGAGAAGGAAACGGCTGCTATTAACACGCGCTATGATGCGGAAATCTCTGCTGCGGAAGGTAACAACTACAAGGTGGCGAAGCTTGAAAAGGAGAAACAAGCTGCTCTTGCGAAAGCGAAGAATGAGGCGAACAAAAAACAATTTGCCATGCAAGTTATTCAAGCGGTGGCGCAAACTGCACAGAATGCTTTGTCTGCTTATGGCTCGGCTGCTGCAATTCCTATCGTGGGTTATATCATGGCGCCTATTGCTGCTGCAATGGCGGTGGCTGCTGGCGCCATCCAAATTGCTGCGATCAAAAAGCAACAGCAATCTTCGGAGGCACAAGGTTATGCGCAAGGTGGATTTACTCCGCAAGGCAGAGTAAACGAAGAAGTGGGTGTAGTCCATGCTGGAGAATGGGTCGCATCGCAAAAGTTGCTCGCTTCTCCTGTGGCAAGACCTTTGATTAACGCTTTGGACTATGCACAACGTACTAACACCATCGGATCCTTACGAGCCGATGATGTTTCACGAACAATTGTGGGAACAGGTGCGGTGGCTTCGCCTTCACCGCAACCTGTAATTATTCAAGCCCCCACGGACAATGTGGCTTCGGCTGCTTTGGCACAGAATGCAGCTGTTCTTAGTAAATATGAGAAAACGATGTCGCAGTTGAGCAAGCGATTGAATGAACCTTTTGTCACTGTGAACACGGTTACAGGGGACAAAGGTATCAAGCAGGCGCAGGATGAGTATGATAGGCTTATGCGCAACAAATCGCCTAAATCAAGACGTAAAAACTAACGGATATGGAAATCATCATCAATAACCAACAAGCAATTTTGGAGCAAGGCACGTCCTTTGACTTCATTGCTGAGAATAGATTGTTTACGGGAAGTGATAGTTATACGCTTACCATCACTTTTCCCTTGCGTGGGTGTGCCCAAAATATAGCCATATTTGGGCATATCCATCGCGCAGAGGTAGCTAAAAATAAGGTGGTGTTCGATTGTGAAATTCGAGATCGTGACTTCTATCGAAGTGGCATTATCACTATCACAGAAATCACGGACATCGAAGTGAAAACGCAGTTTTTGGAAGGGCGCAGTGAACAGAATTTTGATGAAACTTTCGATGAGATTTATCTGAATGAGTTGGACCTTGGCTATCCTGAAAATACATCAGGAAGGAGGGGATCTTGCATGAATGCGATGCTCCCCTACCCTGATAATTTCTATGTGGCTTTGCCGTGGGTGAATAACACTTCGGGTAATATACAAAATGAAATGGTTTGGGATGCGGAGGATAGAGAGTTTCAATGGGCTTTTGAGGGTAACTTTCAACTGCAATCGGTGAAACTTTCGTTTCAGCCTTACTTGCTGTATATCTTGCATCAAATTTGTAGGGCGTTGGGCTATGAGGGGGATTTCTCTGCGATTGAGAATAGTAACTTTAAGTTTTTGCTGATTTGTAATACGCTTCCTGCTCCCTGGGATGCGCACAACTTTGCTCTTGCCTTGCCTCATTGGACGCTGACGGAGTTCTTTGAGGAGATGGAGAATTTCTTGTTTGGGAATTTTACTATCAACCACAAAATGAAAACCATTGCCTTTCAGTTTGCGGATGGACTAGCAAGTGAAGCTGGTGAGGTGCTGTTGGATAAGGTGGTGGATAGCTATACTACCCAGGTTACGCAGGAAGATAAATCGGAATATTTGGGGTGCGTGAATGTGAAGTATGAGGATAATGGTAGCTTGCTTTGGGCATACCATTCGTGTGATTGGTATGTCAGAAAGCATAAGCACGAGGCGAAGATTTTTGATACGTTGGAGGAACTTGTGAAGGCTGCTGAGAAACTGAAAGAGAGTGGCGTGTATTCTCAAAAGATTGGGGCGCAAGCTACTAGAACGCAGTATTTTCGAGGGTATGACTACCAATCGGATGGACATAAGTTGTTGTATGCTAGGGATGTGAATCGCTACTTTGTGATGTACTGCTACAAATCGATGTTTGTAACGAATGGCATAAAGGGGGATAACTCTAAATGGTATCGTTACTATAATCGCTTGCTACCGATCAATGCTTTTGGAGGTGGATTCTCGGATGAAGATGCGAAAGATCTGGAGCTAAAGGTGGTGCCTGCTTGGATTGAATCTACAGGGGATGAACATGGAAATATGCTTTTTCTGAACTGTGGTGAAATGGGGAGCAAGGATAGTTGGACGGTTTCTTCGGATGGTTCTTCTTCTGCGGATGGGAGCAGTAATAGTGCGATTGATTATGATGCAGGGGATTTGGCACAGGGCGCAGCAAGTTTGTGTATCTCTAAAGGAGAGAACAAAAACACGGATGCGTACTTTGACCAAATCTATATGGGTTTTTGGGATGGCAACCAATATCAAGGCGCTTTCATGCCCCACCCTTGGGTGGATAGCCTTGAAATCACGGATGATTTCAAAGTCTTCAAATGTCCTTATTCGCTTCGCTTAAAGGATGGTTTGTGGGATAAAAAGAGGAAGGTGCTGCAACAGATTGACAGCAAACAGCAGTATGAGTTTTCTTTCCTCGCGAAGAAAATACCTAATCCTCGTGCGCTTTTCTTCATTCGTGGAGGGAAGTATATCTGTGAAAAAATAACTGCGACATTCAAGGAAAATGGAATGTCGCAGCTATTGAAAGGCACGTTTTATCGTGTCATTGAGAATTAAAGGATGGCGCTTTGCAAGTTGCAAGCGTGCCTTTCGATGGTGGTACGCAATATCTTTGCATATATCTGTGTGGTCCGAATGTCCTCATGTCCGAGCATTCGGGCTACATTTTCGATGGGTACATCATGCGCCAAAGCGAGTGTGGCAAATGAGTGACGGGCAACGTGAAAGGTTAAGTTCTTCTTGATGTCAAGTTTAGCTTGTATCAAGTGAAGGTAATCATTTGCCTTTTGGTTGGAAATTTTGGGCAGTTTGTAGTCGTACTTCTTCAGCACTTCCATGGCTGGAGAGAGAATCGGAGTGAAAAATTTGGTATCGGTCTTGATGCGGTTTCCATCAATGTAAACCAAATTTCCCTCCTTTACCGTCATTGATTGATAGTCAAAGTTCTGCACATCGCAGAAGGCAAGACCAGTGTAGGCGGAGAAGATAAAGAGGTCGCGCACCCGTTCCAACTTCCCATCAAAGGGATAGTCGCGCATGTTCTTCAGTTCGCTCTCAAGCAAGGGTTGACGTTCCTTAGTTTTGCCTCGGTTGAATGTGACCATTTTGTAAGGATTGCGCGTGATTTGCTCTGTGCGTTCCAACTCGCCAACCCACTTCTTCAACTTTTTGTGGTAGCCATAGATGGTGACATCGGTTCGCTCGCCATTGTGAAGCCACTTGTCGAATGCCATGAGATTCTTGGCTGTCAAATCGCCATAGGTCTGAATCTTGCCATAAGTCTTTAAGGCATCAATCACTACTTGTTTGTGGCGACGGGTGCCTGGAGCTAGTTGCTCAGAGGCTAAGGCTTCTTCGCAGTAGGCGATGAAGTCCTTGGTTTCGTTATTTCCTTCGTCCTCCTTTTCCTTGAACTCTTGACCAAGGAAGTGACGGTTGAAGTTTTCTATTGAGGTCTCTTCTCCAAGAACCTCCATTGTGGTGATGATTTTCTTACATTGGTCGATTATTTGAAGTGTTTCTAATGATTTGGATTTTTCCTCCCATTTATCGGGAGTAGTCACGCATACTACTATGTATTTGCGGACTTTCTTTCCAAGGTTCACTACTACATCAAGACAACCACAGCCTCTCTTGGCTACTTGCTTTTTGCGGTCGAACACGACCTTTACTGCTGAATCCAACAT